AAAAAATTGGGGAGCGCAACCTGGGCGGAAAGCGGGCATGCGCGAGAGGAGCATGAGAGGCGAGAGGCGAAGAGAACGCAAGGGGAAGCGCGAAGGCGGAGCGCGAAGGGGAACGGAAGGAGGAGTAAGCAGGGGAACGAAGGGGAAGGTAGGGGAACAGTAAAAGGGGAGTAGGGAAACGACAGGGGAACAATAGGGGAGAGTAGTAGGGGAACGCGTTTTGCCACCAATCCGGCTTCGCGAGGCCTCGCAATCGTCCAACCTGCACTCGCGAGGCGGTTTCCTCGCCTCCGCTCCAACGGTGGAAAGACCGCATGCGCACACGTATGCGCACACGCGCACACGCACACACACGCACACACGCGCACACGTACGCACGCACACGCACACGGGGGGGCGGGGGTGCGCGCGTATGAAAAGTTGTCGACGACGACGCATACCCCCCCCTAGGAAAAATGCGGTTACGTGAGGCTTTTTGTTGTGCTGGTGGTGGTGGAGGGTGTACGGACGGTGGTGGTCAGGTTTGAGAAAAGGAACACCGGGGTTGGTATATTTGCCGCTTGTGGAAGCAAGTTGACGGTACTGTGTTGCTGTCTGGTCCCGGTGTTTTCTCTTTTTGACGTTGTGAATGTATGAGTGACGTAAAATTTGGGGTGTACGAGCGTGCGGTTAAGGCATTGTTGGGTGACAAGTACGCACTTGAGAAGTTTGTGGAGGGTGTGGATTACAAGAGGATGCGGGTGCGGATTGGGACCAGGGTGATGTTTCGCAATGATATTTTGGAGAGTATCGGAGGGGAGCGAGTTATGGTTTCCCCGGCACAACCGGCTGAGCAGAGCGAACCGCAGAAGCAAGGGGACGAGGTACAGGAGGCTGTGGTAACGCAGCGGTATCCCAATCCGAGGTATGTGAACACGACGATTGGACGTGTGTTTGTGGGAGGAAAGTCTGTGAAGCTCGGCCAGAAGATCCGGGTTCGCAATAGCGAATTGGCCTTAAAACCCGTAAGTTATTTGGGTTGAGTCGGTAAAAAACCAGCCTCAAGTTTATTCTCTTTAGACTTTCTCTTACTATTGACTCTCTTGTTCCCGTCTTTTCCCCTCCGGTATCTGTGTTATTCCCCTTTCACTTGTGTATTCACCGGGTCTCGGAGGGGAAACTCAACCAGGCAGGGAAGAGCTTGGAGAAGAGCATAGTACCCCCAAGACTCAGCATTACTGCCTATCTTGGGGGAGTACTATGAACAAAAAAGGAGAGGAACAACCAGTGTAGGTTTTCGCCTGTCGTGTCGCATTACAGTCGTGCAGAAATGGCTACCCGTTCAAGGATCTGCTTGGCACTCTCGTGGCCTGACTGTCAGTACTCTGTGATTTTGAGGCCATCACAGATTTTTAATCCAGCCCAAGGGGTATGGCTGGAACCATTGAGTCGCCCGTGCGTCCGATTGTTTCAGGTTGCGCAGAGGGTACACGACAAGCTATAGGCTTGCGGGCAGAATCATCATCGAAAAACTGATCTATGTCAACGGAAACAGAGAGAAAATTTGAGGAGATTGACCAGCGGGAGAAGCTTATTCAGAAGATTCTGAAGTTTCCGATGCAGGAGCATCCTTTGTTTCCGGCTCCGAACGAGGAGCAGAGGCGACAGATGGTGGCGAATGTGGGGACGGAGCAGGTGATGCGGATGTTTTTGGCAAGGGAACAGAGGATTCGAGCGGAGCAGGATGATCCTTATCGGTATGGCTCGGAATTGGCGACTTGGCCGGATGCTGATGATTTGCTCAACCGTTTTAACGAGATTCTTGTGTTGGGAGGGAACCGGGCAGGTAAAACGGAGTGGGCAGCCAAACGTGTGGCTCAAGCTTTTGTGGGGATGGATTTGAATGGAAAGATGCCGGCATGGGTCAAGGAGAGGAGCCAGAAGCGTGGCATCAACATTTGGTGTCTGCACACAACTCACATGACGAGTGTGGCGATGCAGCAGAATGTTTTTCACAAGTATCTGCCGAAAGAGTTGAAGGAGGCAAAGCGCACTCAACAGATTCAGTTGAGTTGGTCGCAAAAGAACGGGTTTACCGACAACACAGCAGTGTACCAGAAGAACCAGATTTGGTTTTTGAACTACAGCCAGGACATTAAGGTGGTGGAAGGTGGAGAAGTAGACATTGTCTGGTGTGACGAGTTGGTGCCGCAGGATTGGCTGGAAACACTTCGTTACCGGTTGATCACAAGATCAGGGAAGTTGCTTGTGACCTTTACGCCGATTCTTGGGTACACTCAGGTTGTAAAAGAATTTATCACGACAGCAAAAGTGACGGACTACAAGGAGTCTGAGCTTTTGCCGGAGAACAATGTGATTGGAGTGCCAAAAGGGCACATGCCTTACCGGGCAGAAGGGGTGTACGGGAAGCACGGCGTGATTTGGTTTCATTCCAAACTAAATCCGTACAACAACTGGGAACGGATGAAACAGACGCTTCGGGGCCGAAGCAGTCACGACATCAAGATTCGTGCGTATGGCTGGGCAGATCAGACAGCGGGCAGCCAGTTCCCAATGTTTGGGGATGTAAACATTTTTAAGGGAAGTGTGACGGAAGTTGTTCCGGAAGGAACTAACTACATGGTGGCTGATCCTGCTGGAGCCCGGAACTGGTTTATGATTTGGGCTAGAGTAGATGCTTACGGGATTATCTGGGTGTACCGAGAGTGGCCGGACCAAAGTTACGGAGAGTGGGCCTTACCTTCGGAACGACCGGACGGAAAGCCTGGCCCTGCTCAACGCAGTGGAGCTGGTCGTGGAGTCAACGAGTACACGGATCTTGTCTGGTCCCTTGAGACACACGAAGACAGGGAGGAAGAAATTGCGGAGCGATATATTGACCCTAGAAGTGCTGGATCTGAAGTGACCACCAAAGAAGGTGGAATTACATTGTTGGACTTGATTGCCAACGCCGATAATCCGCTGCATTTTATACCTTCAGCCGGGGTAAGCGTGGATGAGCGAGTGCTCGTGATTAACGATCTTTTGTGTTATGACAGAGATTTGCCGGTAGAAATTGGCAAGAATCATCCAAAGTTGATGATCCATGAGAGCTGTCAGAACTTGATTTACAGCATGCGAGAATGGACAGGAGCAGACGGGCAAAAGGGAGCCAGCAAAGACCCGATTGATGCTCTTGGGTACTTGGTAGTGATGCAGCCAAGATACTACGGGGGAGAAAGCTGGCAAAGACAGATGCAAGAAATGGCTCGATGTGGCTCCTATTGACCTTTCACATAAATTCACGTAATTTGACGTAAATATGTACTCGGCTTCTTCTGATCCGCTGGCTATTGCCACAAATATCCCTGATGTTGGCGATCTTTTGAGCGAGTACAACCGGGCAATGATCAACTCGACGCAGGGAAACCTAACGACGAAGTATGATGATGTTCGTTTTGCGAGGTGGGCTGGACAGAGTGAGGACGGCAAAAAGCACAGCAATCTTCGCAACGACGGAGATCCGGCGTGGCCGTTTGAAGGGGCTAGCGACGTTCGCAACAGGCTGATTGACAGCACCTGTAACGAGTTAAGTGGAATGCTTGTGACTGCGTTTGAGCGGGCAAACATACGCTCCAGCGGCACAGAGCTTCAGGACACAAATATAAGCGGGATTGCAACAACGCTATTGCGTTGGATTCGAGACAATAAGATGCCGCTTGAGTTGCGCAGGGAAGCGGAGTTGGGAGCGCAGTACGCTTTTCAGTATGGATGGACTGCGTTTTTTGTAGGGTGGAGACAAAACATCAGCAAACGGTCGCAGCCGTTTAGCATGGAACAAGTGTTGCAGGCAGCACAGGTGTCTCAAAGCCCAACGTTGATGCAGTTGCCTCAGCTTATTGTAGATCAAGCTGAAGAGGCTGCGGTTATTTTGCAGACAGCAATTCCGGGGCTGACGCTTAAAGAGGCTAAAAGGATGGTCAAAGAGTTGGCTGAGACAGGTCAGACAACGCGAGACGAAGAGTATGTCAGCAAGAATTTGCCTGAGATTATTGCGTTGAAGCCTTGGGATGAGGTCATTTTTCCGCCTGAAACAGCAGATTTGCAGCGATCTAGGGTAATTTTTCGTCGGACATGGATGTCTGAGGTGGAGATTCGTGAAAAAATCACGACAGAAGGATGGAACAAGGAATGGGTGGAGCTGGCGGTACAGATGGCTGGCAAAAGCAGTACCATGTACAACATGGACTTGTTGCCCAGTACAGAAATGCTGGTGTACAACGACCTCAACTACAAAAACATGATTGAGGTGGTGTATTGCTACACCAAGAGTTTGGATGGAACAGCTCCGTGCATTTATTACACGGTGATTTGTCCACAGGCAGCGGTGGATCACCGTGGAGACCCGATCTCGTATGCTATTCACGAGAGGCTAGATTACGCGCATGGAGAGTATCCCTTTGTTGAGTTTCGTCGTGAGTGCATTCGTCGGGCTATTTTTGACACTCGTGGTGTTCCGGAACTTGCATCCACCGATCAAGACGAGATCAAGGCACAACACGACTCGATCCGGGATCACACGGCCTTTTCCACTCTTCCGCCCATCAAGGTCGTCAAACGAATTGGTGCCATCAACAAGATCGGACCGGGCGTACAGATCCCGGTGGTAAATCCGAGTGATTACACCTTTATGGATCCACCGGCGCGCCAGCCCACTGTGGCGTTTGAGTTGATCCAGCGAGTGGAGGCAAATCATGCGGCTTATTTTGGAACGGCAAATCCAAACGTAGATCCGCGTAAGACACAGTTGCTCCAGCAGATGCTGGTCAACACTTGGCTTTTGACCTGGAGGACCATTTTCCGGCAGATGTTCAGCTTGTGTTGCCAGTACATGAGCCCTGCTGAAATCGAGCGAATTACTGGAGGACAGTTGCCTCAGAATTTGTCTGACATCCACAACGAGTTTGATCTTACGGTCAAGTTTGACATCAACGACCTTGATAAAGAGTACATTTCTCAGAAGATTGATTTTCTCACTAAGGTAGCTCAGTTGGATACGGGCGGCGTTTTGAACCGAAACAAGCTCACTGAGATGATGATTCGAGCGATTGCGCCAGAGGTAGCGCAAGAGTTGATCTTGAATCCGCAGGATGCAGGTCGCCAGATGTTCAAAGACGTTCAGTCAGACATTGCGCTGATGCTGCTTGGGAACGAGGCGTTGTATCAGGAGAACGATCCGGCAGCTCAGACAAAACTTCAGTACGCCCAGCAGATCATACAGGCAAATCCGAAGGCGCAAGCTGCTCTTCAGCAGGACCAAAACTTCCAGGCTTTGTTCCAAAACTACGTAAAGAGCCTTCAGATGAGTGTGATGCAGCAGCAGAACGCTCAGATTGGCCGGATTGGCGTAACTCCTGTGGCTCAACAACAAGCTCAAGCTTGATATGGCCAAAGCTCCTCAAAAGAAGCAGGGAAAGCAAGTAACGCTAACTGCGTATGAAAAGCAAATTATCGAAGATAATATTTTTCGAGGCAATAAAAGTTACAAAGATCTTCTTGCTTACGCTCAACAGTTTAACGAGCTTAATTCAACCAAAGCTAGTGAGGCTAGGTTTCCGGCTCCGTTAAGTATTTCTGCTCAAGAAGCGTTTTCTCCTTATTACGGCAGCGATTATGAGCGACAGCAAGCTGCTGCTGCTGAATACGCAAGACAACTTGCAGTTGCAGAGGCTCAAGCAAACAGCAAGCCGCTTGTTCAGATTGATCCAAAGTATTACGAGGAGCTTCAGCGGAAAGTTCCTGTAAGAACCGCAGAAGTCTCTCCACACTACAATGCAACAAGGGATCAACTTGTTCTTCCAACGCCTGTTGAACTGGCAGACCGTCACTTGTCGTATACCGACCAAACATTAGCAATGAACAACTTTGGCTCCAGACAAGATTTAGCAAAAACTTTTAAAGAAAAACTTGGAAATTATTATAGGGACATTGCAGAACACGAGGCTGGTCACATTGCAGACAAGTATGTGCAGTTTGCAAAAACAGATTTAGGGTCACCAGATCAAAGATACAATTTTCCAAAATTTGATTATGGATACATGGGGAAAGAAGATCATTTGGTAACTGGGCTTGGAAAAGTTCAGAGGGAACTTTACGCAAAGACTGGAGCAAGAATTGAATCTCCAGATCAGTTTAAGCAGTTTGTTTTAGATCTAGCAAAAGCCGAAAACACTGAAGAGGCAATTTCTGGCTTTTCGGAAGAAGCAAAGCGTTCACTTCGCCCACAGATTAAAAATGCAAAAGAAGTTCAAGATTATTACAATCAATTAGATATTTCTAAAAAAAGCTGGTTTAAAATTTCACCAGCAATACCCAGAAAGCAGTTGGATTTTCTTGAAAAAAGCGCACAACTGATGCCAGCCCTTGTTCAGACAGGCACGCGCAACAAGTCATCTGTATGACCGACGATCAAAAAACCGCGTTTGGATTTGCGGGCAAAAACATCACCTGGACAGAGACCATTAAGCTGATTGAAGCTATCCAGCAACAGCAATGGATGACGGCTGTTAGCAGGGAAACCAAAGGTGAAGATAGAATTCACGCATGTGGTTCTGTCGATGGCATTAACTTAATTTTGTCTACACTTGTCCAATTCAGACAAGACGCCAGAAAACTAAATGGCTTGACACCTAACGAAGATTTGGCATAACGCCAACAACGGGCTGACCAGCGTTACTGGTCTGAGACAGTAAAGGGCTTGCTGCCTTACAGCATGGAAAACACAAACACACAGCCTGATTCCGGGAGTCAGGAGGGAGCAAATGTACCCGAAAACCTCGGTAAGTTTGTTGATGAACACAGCATAGCTAACTTCATCAAAAACAACTTCCTTGACGAGGAAGGGGCGGCTCCAGCCTCAGAGGAGCAGACTAAACCCGAAGCTGAAGATTCAACGCCCGAGGATTCCTCGGTAGTTGAAGTGGAAGCTCAGGATGAAGTCGAACAGTCCAACGACGAAGAAGATGTCGATGGCAGCCAGTTGAGTCGAGGGGTTCAGAAGCGCATCAACAAATTAGTTGCTGCGAAGAAAGCCGCTCAGGCAAAGCTGCAAGAACAGGAAGCAAGGGTTGCTGCAATGCAGCGGGAGTTAGAGGCTACAAAGTCTTTAGCTGCCACTACGCGACAGCAATCTGTCTCTACTGAAGTTGAAGGTCTGAACTCAATTCCAGAGGTTCAGGCAGAATACAAGAAAGCAGTAGAGGTAATCATGTGGTGCGAAGAAAATCCGAACGGAGGAGAAATCCAAACGCCGGATGGCCAGGTCGAACTAACCGACAAACAGGTTTGGGCGATGAAAAAATTGGCAATTCGCAACAAAGAGATTGAGCTTCCAGCGAGGCTTGCGTACCTGCAACAGCAGGCAGCAGTTGCTCCGCAAATCGTGCAGAACTTTCCGTGGCTCAGCAAGCCAGAGTCTCAGGAGTTTCAAGCTGCAACAAGATTGCTGCAAGACTTTCCGGAGATTCGCCGGAGACCAGACTACTTGCATTTGATTGGAATTTTTGTGGAGGGTCTTAAGACGCATGTTCAAAAACAAGCGACTCCCAAAGCAACAGCACCAATCAAGCGTGCTCCAGCACAACCGAGCGTTAAAGCGCCCCCGGCTCCAGCCAAGGACGACAGCGTTCGAGCAAGTAAAGCGTTTCTGCAAGACACTTCGAGTCGAGATGGATTGAGCAGTTTGCTAAAAGCCAAAGGGTTTGTGTAAGCCCAACAACAACCAACCAACTCGTTTCTTATGCCTCTTCTAACTGAACCTAATCTCTCCGGTCGCGGTAAACGCGAAGACCTCATGGACATGATTGCGCTTGTAGACGCGAAGGATACTCCCTTCACGTCGATGGCGCGCAAAGGCAGCAAGCCTGGAAATATGTTTTTCCGCTGGCAAGCTGACTCTAACCCGGCTCCCAAAGTCGGCGGCACGATCGACGGCACGGACGTCAGCTCGTACACCAACTGGGATGTGGGCTATCGTGCGGAACTTGCTAACTACGCGCAGGTTTTCCGCATGGATGCCGTCCGCGTCTCCAAGCTGTCCACTGACATTGCTCAGGTGGCCGGCGTGCGTGACGAACTGGCGTACAACGTCAGCAAGTCGATCCTCCAGTGCAAGCGTTCCATCGAAGTAACGCTGTGCTCGAACCAGACTGCCCAGCAAGACAACGGCTCGGTGCCTTACCTCACGGCTGGAATCCAGACGTGGATCAGCACTGCTGGAACTGGAACTCCGACCCCCGGAGATATTCCTTCCGCGTTCCGTACGCCTTCTAACAGCATCCTTACCGGTGCTTCCAGCGGGTTAACGGACACGGCTGTGCAGGGCTTGCTCAAGTCGATCTACGATCAGACAGGGCAATACAAGTCTTACGACGCCATTGTCGGAACCGACCTCAAGCGTGCGTTCACGAGCCTGCTCGGGACGACCCAG